TTTATTAAAGTAGAAAGATTATTTACAAATGTGGTCTCTGTATTTTCAGTATAATCTTGTATGGCAGTTTTTAATGTTGTAAATGTAAATGACATTAGCTTGTAGTTATTTTTAATTTACCTAGTTCACCTTTCAGAACCATGTTATTAAGATTGCAATCACCAAATGCCGAGTTCCATCCACCTATAGGATTAAATCCAAATAAACCTCTACTAGCTTCTAAGTCTGTTTGTGGTCTAGCATTCTTCAATGCCTGTGGGTCGTTTAGTCTTAATCTGCCTAATTGTAATTGTGGTTGATCTTTATCTAATACATCTTTGCCTACTAAGAGTCCTGTTCTTT